TTATTTCTCTATCTCTTTTAAAGATTCCATTTTTTTGTTTGCGAGGAATCCTTTAATATCTTCAAAATGTTCTTTTACTCGTTTGTTTCCAAACTCAAAAACTTTTTCTGCCAATCCATCCAAGAAATCACGGTCGTGCGAAACTAGAATCAAAGTTCCATCGAAATCGCGTAAGGCATCTTTAATAATGTCTTTGGTTTTTAAATCTAAATGGTTTGACGGCTCATCCAAAATCAACAGGTTAACAGGTTCTAACAATAATTTTATCATTGCTAAACGTGTTTTTTCGCCACCCGAAAGTACTTTTACTTTCTTTTGAATATCATCGCCTTGAAACATGAACGCCCCAAGTATGTTTTTTATTTGTGTACGAACATCGCCAACGGCAATTCTATCAATAGTTTCAAATATCGTTGCATTTTCATCTAACAACGCTGCCTGGTTTTGAGCAAAATAGCCAATTTGAGCATTGTGACCAACTTCAACCGAACCACCATTAATTTCGATTTCTTTCATAATGGCTTTAATCATGGTTGATTTACCTTCACCATTTTTTCCGACGAAAGCTACTTTTTGTCCACGTTCGATTACCAAATTGGCATCTTTAAATATCAATTTATCATCGTACGATTTTTCAAGATCTTTCACGATTACCGGATATTGACCTGAACGAACCGATGGTGGAAATTTCAACTTTAAAGCAGAGTTATCTATTTCATCAACTTCGACAGGAACAATTTTTTCTAACATACGAACTCGCGACTGAACGGCATCGGTTTTAGAAAAAGTTCCGCGAAAACGATCAATAAACGCCTGATTGTCTGCTATGAATTTTTGTTGCTCATCGTATGCTTTTTGCTGATGAACGCGACGATCTTTTCGCAATTCTAAATAATGAGAATATTTTGCTTTGTAATCATAAATACGCCCCATAGTAACTTCGATAGTTCTGTTGGTAATATTGTCAACAAACGCTCTATCGTGCGAAATTACCATTACAGCTTTTGCCTGATTTATCAAGAAATCTTCCAGCCATTCAATACTATCCATGTCCAAGTGGTTGGTTGGCTCATCTAACAAAATTAAATCGGGTTTAGTCAATAAGATTTTTGCCAATTCGATTCGCATTCTCCATCCACCCGAAAATTCTTTGGTCGGACGATTGAAATCTTCTCTTTCAAAACCAAGACCTTTTAAGATTTTCTCCACTTCGGCTTCGTAATTCACTTCTTCGATCGAATAATATTTTTCAGATAATTCTGAAACTTTCTCAATCAATTTCATGTATTCGTCGCTTTCGTAATCGGTACGAACGGTTAACTGCTCGTTAATATCATCGATTTCTTTCTTCATATTTAAAACCGATGAAAACGCCTTTGAAGTTTCTTCAAGAACCGTGCAATTGTCTTCGGTTAATAAATGTTGCGGCAGATAAGCGATAACAGCATCGCTTGGAGCCGAAATATTACCGCGCGTTGGCTTGTTTGCACCCGCCACAATTTTAAGTAAGGTAGATTTTCCCGCACCATTTTTACCCATTAGGGCAATTTTATCGGTTTCATTAATGGCGAAAGTTACTTCGCTGAAAAGTGTTGTTCCGCCAAATTCTACGGCAATATCGTTTACTGTAATCATTATAATAAATATATAAGCTTGTTTATCAGTAGGTTAAACTGATTTTAAATTTTCTATTTTTTTATTTGCACAAAATTTACACTTTTAATGCTCCAATATGCGAGAATAGTCGTTTCCTGGCCAATCTTTTAAATACTCTTTTAATAGATCTTCAGTTATATATTTTACAGTATTCTGGTAAAATTCTTTTCTTATATTGTAGTACTCCAATGTATTTTGAAGGTGCGAAGATATGAATTCAATTTCATTTCTTTTTGATTTGATTTCTATTGATTCTAAATCTTCATAAAGAAATAATTTCACCTGTTCTGGCTTTATCAATATGATTGATGAATTTAAACCGTGAAAATCTTTAATGGTACCTGAAAGCAATTTGAATTCTAATTCAGAACCATTTCCAAATTCAAACCTTATAAAATCATTCTTGTAAAACTTTCGGTTTTTGTTTGAATATGCTATCTGCATGAAAAAGTCTCGCTTTACAACGCGAAAAGAAAAACCGAAAGTATTATTGGTTAGATATTGAATAGGTATATAATCCAAACCTAACTCAAATAAATTGGTATGATAAAGCTTGTAAGATTTAAGGATATCATAATCCTTTCTTACAAGCTCTATTTGGTTTATAATTTTATTTTCGGGTTCGGTGAAAATCATTTTACAATTCTATGGTAATATGTTTTAATATTCCGTTTACCCATTTACCAATACCGAAAATATTTATTTTTTTATTTTCGTCTAAGCTTTTTGTAAAATCTGTATTGTGATAGTCTGATCTTCCTTTTAAATGAAATGATATTTTAGTTATTTTATCATCCGTGTTATAATAAGCTCCACCCTTGCCTGTCTCTTTATTTATAGAATAGACCTGAATAGTGTATTTTTCAGAATTTTCATCTATTATTATTACATCGTCTTTTTTTTCTATTTCTATATTATATACTTTATCAATTACATTATTATAAAAATTATAATCAATCATTCCAATTGGAATACTATCTTGATCATCGATTCTATTTTTTATAGCGATATTACTGAAGCCATTATAATTCCAATCTTTCAAAGTATCAACAGAATAATTTAATAAATCAATAACTTTTTGTTCTGAAGCTTCATCATTTAACTTTGCGTTTCTATTCTCGTAAATAATTTTTAGATTATTTTTTATAGCCAGAAAACGTTCACTATCTATAATATCTTTTTTTAATACATCATTGGGTTCATCTGGTAAGAATCTAAACAGATATTGAAAAAATTCAAATAAGTATTTTTTTATGTCCGAATCTGAATTAATGAACAATTTATAATCTTCTTTTAATTCGATTTCAAAATTTAGCTCAAAACTTCCGGCTTTCGCTACCTCTGAATATATATTTGATTCGATACCTAGTTCGCTTAAAAAGGTTGTCGCAGTTTGAATTAAATTAAAAACCTTCGTTGTTGTTTCACTAACTGATATCGGTTTAGCTTTATGCAAATCAGCAAGCTCACCTTGTAAACTAAATGTATATTCTAATGAATTGTTATGTACAAAAGTTGGACAGTACGAATTTTCTAATGGAATAAAATCATTTGGTAAGTCAGTAATTTTGATAAGAGCAGTATTAATAATTTCTAAACTATAATTTTTATCAACTATGAATACTGTTTCACTCTTTTCTATAATAGTTTTTAGAGAAATACTACTATTTATAAAATCAAAATACTCTTTTTCTGAGATTAAAGAATGTATATATCTTAAATAAAATTCCTCGTCGTCTTCATATAATATTGAACCCAAAATCCTTGACCCAAATTTATTGGTACCTAGATATAAAACATCGTTTTCTCCGTCATTTATTAACGTAGTGTAATTAGAGATTATATCATATAAACCTCCTATGTACAATATTTTATTTTCTAGTTTAAACATTATGAAGCTCTTTTACATCAACTAACTCAACGTTTTGAAATGCAAATGTATCACATTTATATAAATCATAGTGATGTTCATTACTGTAACTTGGTGTATGTTTAATATTGCCACAATAATTATTAAATTTTATGATAGATATATAAGGTTTATATTTCGGAAATAGTGGAAATAGTAACTTATATGTTTCTATAACTTTAGACATAGTTATATCATTATATATTGACATCGAAACCCCTCTATGTGAACATGCATGTTCACAATCATTTTTTGTTAACGGTTTTCCTTTTTCGTAGTGTGAAGAAAAGTCTTGTTCTCTTAAGCGTGGTTTGGGAGTTTTTAAAGCATAATAATTATTCAAATCTTCGATTGAACCATTGATACAGTCACAATCTAAATGTTCTGTGATTTTAGTGAATTTCATAATTTTAGGTTAAGCTTACACCAAACCTACAAAATTTTAACATATCTACCAAAAATAAAAAAATCATCCTCTGTTAATGAAGATGTTTCTTTATTTGTTATTTAGTATATTCTATATCAAGATCATCTTGACCTTCTCCATACATTATGACAGGATAACCGTCAGAATTATATTTATAGGCATAATTAAATGTATTTTGAGTGCTTGAATTATTTACTGACTTAGACATATTATTAAAAATAGAATTTTGTGGTCTTGCATAAATAATTGAATAAAAAGCCCATTGTGGCATATTTACATTTTTAAAGATGCCATTCGTATTAGCATAATAACTATAATTTTCTTCCCAATTTCCTACCTTTATTTTTATAAGATTATTGTTGCTGTCGTAAAAATATTCTCTTTTTGTGCCGTTTTCAAGAATATCTTCAACTAATAAACCATTGTTATCAACTTTCATTATGGCATAACCACTTATATCACCTTTGGTAGTTGTATAATCATAACGAACTTCATTACTGGAATAAATAAACGTATAAAAAATTGTGTCTTTAGTTGGCCAATCACCAACACTTTGCATACTTACAAGTGTATCATTAGAATATTTAAAAGAGATATCCTTCCATCTATAGTTATCTAACTTAATACTGTGAAGAATAATTCTATCTTTATCGTCGTATTTAAATGTTTCGTACCTTCTATAATCCCTTGTTATTTTTGTGGGTAAGTTAGCTGTTGTTGCATTTCCGCCTCCATTATTTCCACCTCCATTATTTCCACCTCCATTATTTCCACCTCCATTATTTCCACCTCCATTATTACCACCTCCGTTGTTACTACCACCGGTTGGTGTAACATTATCATCTCCTCCGCAACTTTGCAGACTCATAAGACTAGTTGCTAAAAAAGCTACAAGTAAAAGTTTTTTCATTGGTTAAATATTTAAAATTTTGATAAAATTAACGTATTTTATGAAATGTACAAATAAAAAAAACACCATCTCTGGTGTCCTTCTGTATATGAATAAGATTATTATTAATAGTATATGTATGTAGTTTTGCTTTCTTTGTCATCAGAAATTGTTGGGAAACCATCTTTATTATATTCATGGTTAATTACATTCCCAGCTATATCCACTTTATTATTTTTACCTTCGTATAAAACTTTTAAGAACGCATCCGGAAAAGTATTTTTGAATGGATTGTTTTTGTCATCATATTTGTAAGATACACTATATGTCTCGCCATCTATAATATTTATAGTTCTATTGATTACATTACCGTTTTGATAAACAAATGTATCAACTTTTCCAACATCTCCACCTATAGAGTATTCTTCTTTAATTATATTGTTTGACGAATCATAACTGTAAAGTCTTACAAACGGATATTCATCAATTTTACCTTCAGCTTTAGTAATATAAGAATTGTTGTAAGTATATTTTAATTCTTGAAATGTTGTGTTGTTTTCCTTATATGTAACGCCAGTTAGTGTATTACCGTTATACGTATACAAAGTCGTATACTCAATTCCGTTAGTTGTTGTAAATTTAATTTCTGAAACAAAACCATTGGTTCCATAGATAAATTCCCTGTGTCCATCATTATTGGTAATTGATTTTAACTTTAATTTTGAATTAGCGTCGGTGTTATTGTCATCACTCGAACAAGACGAAAAAGCTGCAATTGCAGCAAAAAGAAGTAATTTCTTCATTAGTGTTTTGATTTAAAATTATTTGTGGCAAAATTACAGAATTCTTACCAAAGAAAAAACACCATCTCTGGTGTTTCTTAACAAGCATTAGCCAAAGCACGATCTCTTTCTTCTCTTAATAATATTTATATACGATTATTTCATCTTCGACTGTTCTTTTAGTAGGAAAATTATCAGAGTTGTATTCGTATGTAAAAACACTGTTATTATCTTTAACGACGTTATTTTTACCCATACCCATCATCATTAAATAGTTTTCAGGAAAAGACCCTTTATAGGCGATGTTTTTATTATCGTACGTGTAATTTATTGTTATTGGATCGGTAGGAGCCCCACTCTCTTTATAACTTGTAGTCTCCTTAACTATATTACCATTAGCATAGGTATAATCTGTAATAGAACTTAATTTATTAGTGTTTGTGAAATAATTTTCTTTAATTCTTTCGTTTTTAGAATTATAATCAAAATCACGCACATGCATACCGCCTTCTTCATTGTTTGAAGATTTAATTATTAAATTTCCGTTGTACGAATATGTACTTTGGTAATTCTTACCGCTCATTTGGTATCTCCACTTTTCAATATTATTTCCGTTATAATCGTAATATTGATAACTTATTGAATTTTCGTAAGTGTCTGTAATTTTTGAACTACTTATATAACCATTTGCTCCATACGAATACTCTGCTATTGACTTATATTGAATTTTGTTCCCATTTTGATCTGTTACATAATATGTATATTCTGTACTTTTTAATTTTCCTTTTATCTCGGATACTGGAATTTGATTATTATTATTATTATTATTATTATTATTTTGTTCGTTATTTTGGTTATCATCTTCACTTGAACACGATGCAAAAGCTGCAATTACAGCTAATAGTATTAGTTTTTTCATATTGTTAATTTTAGTTACCAATCCTCGTTTTTGTTTTCTGATACTTTGTTCATTCCTTCTTTTATACTTAATTCTATTGGTGATATATTGTTATGAATCTGTTCTTTCACATCTTTCCAAGTATTATCCATCCATTTTTGATTTGCTTTTCTTTTTTCGTCTCCAGGATAATCTGTATCAGTTGTAATTAAGCCTACACTTTTAGCGTTTGGACCAGTAGGATCATGTGTAAAGTCAGTTATTTCATATTTATATCTTCCATCTTTAAGGTATATACTAACGGTGTATCTAACATATCCCTTGACAGGTCTGGATAGAACGGATAAAGTGATATTAAAATCCTCGCCGTAATCAAGTTTGAAAGCGTTGTTGATATTTTTAAGCGTTTGTTCTTTCGTTATACCAAGCTCAATCTGATACCTTCCATTTCTTTGAGGAGTAAATGTTCCAATAATATTATAATTCGCACCTATACTGTCTTTTAAGTACATTGTGAATCTGTTTTCTAATGAAACATTTTCAGATAAACTGATGCTGATTTCTAATATATTATCTGCCATTACCGTAATACTTTAAAAGTTTAAAATTTCCTACACCATTAGGTTTTAAAGACATTAAATATCCCTTTTCTAAATCACCATTTTCATTTATAAATTCAAGCAATCCGTAACAGTTTCTCAAATCTTTACCAAAAAATGTTTTTCGACCTTCTACCATTCTCATAATTTCATCATTACATATATGTTCAAACTCAATTATTTCAGGAACAAATCGCGGGCGCTCAAGTTTATTGTTTTCAATCTCTCCATTTTCAGCATATAGAGTAACCAAACTACTATTACCTTTAGAACTTGAATACTTTACCTTTTGCGAAGGGTAAACAGTCAGCCCGGCAGATATATTCCATCCATGACGCAATAAGTTATTAAAAGGTGTAAGCCTTAAATTAAATGCAGTTTCTGGAGAAAATACTCCACTTGGTAATTGAGAAAAATCTTCATTCCACAATCTTAATTTGTAGAAGAAACCTCCAATTGTATTTACCGGTTCATCTTTACAATCGATAAAAAATATATCCTGATCATAATTTGTGTCTTCAGTTGAATAGTCGGTAAATGGTTTTCGTCTTGCAAATTCGATTCCGTACGAATCGCTTCTATATTTTGAAAGTTTTGTATACTTATTATCTACACGGTGTATACATGTAGTATATGAATTACGAATATTATATTCATCCAACCCCATTGCTTCCTCGTACTCACCGCCTTTTTCATATCCCAACTCAATACTTTTATAAAATCCTGATGCGTCGGTAGAACGCTTAACCTTTTTAGCTTGAAAAGGAAGTTTTATTGTTGTGTTTTTATTGTAGAAATATTTCAAATCTTCTATAACTACATATTCTCGTGCGCCTACTTTTTCAATGCCTACACCGATATTGCATACAGCCGACAAAGAAGTGATAAAATCTCTAAAATTTGTCGTTAAAGGTTTGAATTTACGATCATCTTCCGGAAGTGTTGAATCTAATTGTTTGCTAAATCCGCGAATCCAAAAACCGTGAGTAATCATTAAACTTTTCCATTTACCCGATTGAAGTATTTCTGATTTTACAGCATCTTTTCTACCAGTCATTATTTCTACTAACCTGTTAGCTAAATCAAATGGTTTCACTCCTAAACATGCTGTTCCTTTAAATTCTGAATCTTCTTGAATGTTGATATTGCCGCTTATTAGTTTGTAATCAAAACTTCTTTTAATCGTTGTGCCAAAATTGGTATTAAAATCGGCTTTAATCATTACCTCCAATCCTAAACTCTCACCTTGATTTAAAGTTATAATATGTGTACTTTCATTAATATTGATATTTCCTAAAGGAATTGGATTAGTGCCGGAGAAATCTCTTTTATATAGGTCAATTGAACTTGTTCTATTAAAATTTGAACCATTGGTATACTTCACTAACGCAACGGTAACATATCCCCAATTCACTGATCCGTTAAGGTATGAATACGCATTAAAAAGAATGCTTTGTACATTTACTTTAAACTTTCTATTTCTGTCAACTGGAATTAAAAGCATCATAGTAGATTGTCCTTGTGAATCATTGCCATCCATTCCGTCATAAGTAAAGTTCGCCTGTTCATGTGACCTTTTTACGATATCAAAAGGAAACGTATTAGACATAGAACGAGTATTACCATCGGCGCTAAAAATTTCCAATCTTTTGTAGTAAGTCATCGGTGCGGCTTTCCAAGTAGATTCTAGAAAAATTCTTCTACCTGCTAATTCAATATTTACAGTTCTCAAAGGATCAATCACTTTACCATCTATGGTATCTAATCGATCGATTTCTACATCTTCACTATCTCTGGCTTTTAGCATAGATTCCAAACCACCGGAGTTGAATTTTAATGACAATTGATTATTATCTATCTCTCTTGTAGATAAATCTAAATATCCTGTATACGTATTTTCCCAAACATCTGTTTGATCATTCTTGTTGTCTTTTCTTAATACTAATTCAGCATTGATACCATCCGTAGCATTAACCAGTTCAATAAATTCTTTAGAATCTTTAGTGAAGCTTAAAGAATTCGAAAGCGAAGTAAATATTCCATGGTTATCATGGTTTCGAGTAAATTCTTTCTCATCTTCATCCCACCCTATTGGCTCATCAATTTTAATTGTTCCAAAGGTTCTACTACTTAAAAAGTATCTTACACGGTCTGAATATTCGGTTCTGATGTTGGTTCCCATAATTAAATTAGATAAATATCTAATTTAAAGTATGTGGAAAATAAAAGCGGGATTTTTAGATGGGAGTTATTGACTTACTGAAACAAAAAACCACTCTCTCGAGTGGTTTCTTTTTTTATTTATAAAATAGTTTTTAAGGTATAAATTCAATTACAATTCGATTTGCTTCATTTCTAAATCTTAAAGTGTAAGATATGTTAGTTGCCGGATCCGTAACAGTGATCTCACTATTTAAAATATCTGTAGCATCATCTTTTTGTGCTAGCGCTAATTCATTAGATCCATCACTTATATTTTTTACAACTACAGCACCATAATTACCCATGTTATTTAATTGTGGAAAAGGGCTATATTCTTCCCATTCTCCAGTATTTACGTAGTCTGATAATCTCATACTATCATTACCTAATTGATGTCTTAAGTACCCCTCATGTACCTTACCAAATAAAATAAATCTATAATGAATATAATATATTTTTGTTTCTTCTGCTAAAACAGTAAATTCATTCGCCGGAATTGAATTATTATAAGTATTATTATAATCGTAGTTAAACAATTGCGGTACCCCTGTACATGCAGGGTTAGGAAAAACTGGATTCCCAGCATTACAATCTTGAATAATTGTATAACCTTGTGCCAAACTTAGAGGAAAAAGTGTCCCAAATGAACTTACGTATGGTAAGTATTCCAACAGATGAGGATAGCAATTAGGAAAAGTTAAACAAGGACCATTCATCCCCGCTGCAAGAACCATAGATTCTTGTACCCCAGATTCTTTAGGTCCCAAATAAGGTGTGATTTCCAACCTGTCAACCGGAGCTTGAATAACGAAATGGAAAGGAATTTGATAATTAGGATTTTGATCATAAGGTGATTGATAAGAAATCGCTGAGGAACTACCGAAAGCCTGAATACCACCAGAACCATTCTCTACAACAGCTCCCGTTTCACTCATCTTATCAGCTTCCTGATAAACGTCTTCACTACACGCTACAAGCGCAAACAATCCCATTAGGGCAATAATGGATTTTTTCATTTTTTAAAGTATTTTAAGTTAGAATGTATTAAAAAAAAACCGGATATTATTCCGGTTTTTTAATGCTAATAATTAATAAATTTAATTATTTAGCTTATTTATTAACTAGGATTAAAAATCGCGCAAGGGCTAACAATTTCCTTTTTAACAATTACATAATTGTAAGGTGTATTTTGACCACCATACATTGCTTGAGCCAGTTGCATATATACGTTAATTTGAGAGTCAGTATAACACGGAGTTTGAGGTGTTATAGTAGTGCCATATGAACTACCATTACCTGATATAGGATCATAAAAGTAGTGCCAAGCAGTGACTCTATAAGTATTCATAGTCTGTAAAATTACGTCATTATCACTTTTCCCTAACTTTAAGTTAACTTCACTTAAATCTTTAGTGTAATGATTTTTAAACAAATCATTACTTGCGCTAGCAGTGATTGTACCTAGAGCAAAGATGCTCAACATAATTAATTTTTTCATAAAAATATATAATTTTGTGTTAATAGTGTGAAGATAATTCATAAAATCAAAACAAAAATATTGTTTACTTAATTTGTTTTTAATATTTTATAAAAGTAATACCGTGCCAATGTTGGCAAATTGTGAAATTATTTCATTAAACAGTGAGAAATTTTTTTCTTTTAACTACTATGTCAATTTTATATTTACATTTGACGAAAAATTAAAACATTTATTAATTAAATAAATAATTAAAACACATGAAATTAAAACTACTTTTCGCATTGCTATTTGTAACCATAAGTAATGCACAAACCCAAATTGGTCAGGAAATAACTGGAGATAACGGAGACCCATCTTTCGGATCAAATGTAGCATTATCGGAAAATGGTAATGTATTAGCGATAACAAGTGAACTTTATAATTTGACAGGTACATCTGATGGACTCGTTAGAGTATACTCTAAAACATCGGGAAATTGGTCGCAAATAGGGCAAGATATTATTGGACCAGTTAATAGTAGAATGGGATATAGAGTTGTTCTTTCAAATGATGGCTCTGTATTGGCTGTTTCTAATTACAGTAATTTGGTTCAAGTTTACAAAAATGTAAATAATAAATGGACTCAAATAGGTCAGGATATTCAGGAATATGGTCATAGTATATCTCTTTCCGGAGACGGTTCAACCATAGCAATAGGCGATGGGCTCATTAACAAATTTAACCCACGTCCCGTAACTATTTATAAAAACATCTCTGGAAACTGGACTCGAATTGGTACAATACCTGGTAACCCAGATGGTTTTGGTTTTGGTGTTGCACTATCGGAAAATGGTGACATTCTTGCTGTAAGCATATATAATGGGACACTTTCAGGATTGGTAGTTATTTACAAAAATGTCAATAATATTTGGACAGATATTGGAAATACATATACAATAAATCCTAATGATAGTTTAGGATTTAGAGTAAGTATATCGAGTGATGGTAACACAATAGCAGTTACATCCTCTAAAACACAGTCTGCAACCCAAAACTATGGTTCTGTATTTGTTTATAAAAATATTAATAACATTTGGAAACAAATGGGCAATGAAATAATTAGTCCGGTTCCAAATGAACAATTTGCTAAAAATGTTGTTATATCAGGCTCTGGTAATGTAGTTGTAGTAGGTTCTATGACTAGTACAACTGGTAAAACAGGAAGATTGGATATTTTTGAATATCTTCAAGGCAATTGGGTAAAAAAAGGAGAAATAATTGATCAAAATGGTAGCAATATTTGGTGGGCAATTGCACTTTCAAGAGATGGAAAAAATTTAGCTTTTAGTAATTTAGGTAATGTTACTGTTAACCCTATACCTAAATCAACAGCAAACAATATTGAAGAGCAACTAATTACTGATGATTTATCCATAACAAATAATTATGAAGCAAAAGGTGGACCTGGAAGTTCTATAATGGTATTTGACATTCAGGGTATTTTATCGTCTGATACCTTTGTGTTAGAAAACTTCAACATCTATCCTAACCCTACAACCGATATCTTAAATATTGAATTGAAAAACAGTTTAGTTTTAGAAAAAGTTTTAATCTACAACACAACTGGTCAATTGATAAAAGAATCAAAAGAAAAAATTATTAACTTAAATGGTTTAGCAAAAGGAATTTATCATGTTCAAGTTATAACAGATAAAGGAAAAGCAACTCAGAAAGTAGTTGTAAAATAAAAATTAATTAAAAAGAGGATTCTAAAACAGAATCCTCTTTTTTTTACCTAAAAATCCCAACCTGTTTCAGTTTCCATAATTCCTGAGACATATCAGATTTAGGAACATTTACAACTGTTGACATCGTTTTCTTTTTAGTAACAGAAATTAAATCATCTAACTTTCTTTCCAATCCGGAACCATCAAATGCAGATTGCTTATTTAAATAACTTTCCATCTTGATATGCTCTTTCACCAAATCATTTCTGAATTTACTTCTTCTGGCTTGTCTATATTTATCAATAGAACTATGTACTTTATCACCTTCTAACAATTTAACCAATGTATCACGTTTAGGTGTAATTTCAGCAGATCCATCTTTGTGTTCAATAACTTCATGAACACCGCCTTCACCTACAATTGCAAATTCTTCTGGACCGCCTTCACGCCCCATTTTATATTTAGGTATTGGTGTTGCAAGAACTGCAGCTGTTTGAATTGCGCCTGCGACACCAGCTCCTATCGCTAAAACTATACCTGCATAACCGCCTGGATCAGCCATCGCTTTAATAATAGCTTGAGCTGTACTCCATCCAATATCAGCAATTGCCATCGCTTTATTAAAAACCGCCTGCTTATGTTGTTCTTTACGCTTTTTTGCTTCTAGTTTTTCACGTTCTCGTTCTTGTTGTTCACGAATCAACTTTTGTCTTGCAGCATCACCCTCATAAAGTTCAATCTGCTTTTCATATTGTTCGTTTGTTCTTTCAATATCTTCATCAATTTTTTGAATCCTATTATCAAAAATTGCATTGGTTAAATCAACTAAAGCGTTTTTGATATTCTCACCCATTTCAATGAAACGTTGTTCCATTTCTTTTGCTTTCATAAGAGTATCTACATGAGATTCATTTTCAAACTCCTTAATTTCATTTCTTAATTTAAGTTGCTTATCTAGAATGCTTTTATCTATCGCTCCTTTAGTTTGGGCGATTTCTATCTCTTTATCTAAAACTGCAAGCTGTTGTTGTAGAGAAAGAAGTAAATATTTGCGTTTAATTTCATAAACCTTTTTCTCGTAATTTTCAACATCGGTAAGATTGTCTCCGATACTTAATTTATTAATTTCATCAGACGCAAGTTTATCGTTGTCATAATTAATTTCTTGCGCCTTTTTATCGACTCTCTTTTTTAATTGATTTACCTCAAATTCGACGTTATCAGCTAAGCCTTTTTCATTATCCTTTCGCAGTTTCGCCTGTGCTGCATAAAACTTCTCAAGAATTAAAAGTTCGTTGTTAGTGATATCTGATTTAATCTGAATATTATTTATCATATCAGATATTTCAGTTTCTGTAAAAGCCTTTTTACCTTCTTGGAAAGCACGAGAAATTGTTAATTGCTTTTCAGCGTTCAACCTCAAAGATTCTTCTTCAGCTTTTTGAGATGCAATTAAAGCATTGTATCTTTCTTCTTGATTGCTTTCTTCATTTATAGATTCTGCTTTAAAAATTTCTGCTTTACTATCAGCCCTCCATATAAGAAGATCAATTTCTGCTTCATAAGCTTCTTTCTGCTTTTTTAGTCGTTCTTTATCTCGCTTATCAGCTTCTTTTTGAGCTTTACGTTCTGCTGCTTCACGTTTTTTTCGTTCTTTTTCAGATTCACCACCGCCACCTGATGAATTAGTTTTAGATGAAATAAAAGAGTTTATCCCCGCTAAATCAAATTCGCTAAAATCCTTACCCAAAACACCACCAAGTTTAGTAGCAATAGCTATTCTTTCCTCTAATGTCTTGTTATAACTTTTGTTACTTTCTACTTGCTTTAGTTGCTCCTCTGTCTGTAAGCCAGTTTCATCTTGTAACTTTTTTTGTAATTCTATTTCTTCTCCAACGGTTTTATTTTTCTCTTCAGCAGCATTACTAAATATTTCTATATCCTTTTGTAATTTATCAATCCTTTTATCATCCCAAAAAATATATTTTAACGCGTCAGTAAATCCTAATTTTAATTCAGCAGTTTTCTGTATTTCGTCTGCTAATTTGTCTGCATTTTCAACCGTTAGATTAAAGCCTAGGTTATATTCGGTATTTAACTTATTAAGTTTATTATATAAATCTAACCTGCTTCTTGTTGATGCTTGGAAACTTTTATCTCTATCTGCTTGAGCTTTTTCTAATCTGGCAACTTGTTCTTGTAATAAGATGCGATTTCTATATTCATCATTAACAAGTACTAATGTTCTACGTAAATTTGCATTTGAAAAATCTTCATCTTTTATATACTTTATAAATTCAGGATAACTTGATTTCAATTCTTCAATTAACTTGACTCTTTCAGAATTATCCTCGTTTAATGAAGTAATTTTATTAATTAGTGTGTTTAACCCAAGCTGCTCATCAAAAATCTTTTTAATTAAATCTTCTTTTGCTCCTATTAAATCTAAAATCGTACCTGTAAGATTAAAGAAACCTACACCGACAGATGATATTGTTCCTTGTCCTTTATTAAGGTTATCTATAAATTCAGTCCATTTGTTCGACGCTCGGTTTTGTGCAGCTGCAAGCGTTTCGGTTCTTTCTATCTGATCAGCACCAATTGCTTTTTCATAAGCTGCTGCAAATCTAGGTAACACATCAGCTGCTAATACTTCACCTTTTTTAAGCATATCGCCTAATTGCATTGTTGTAACACCTAAAGCCTTTGCCATTACTTCAAAAGCACCTGGTAAACGTTCTCCTAACTGGCCGCGCAATTCTTCAGATTGAACAGTACCTTTTGAAAGCATTTGAGAAAGCGCTAAAAAAGTACCTTCTTGTTGTTCTACTGACAAACCTAACATTGACGCAGACTTTGATACCTTTTCAAAAATCATTTGCATATCTTCAAATGATAATTTACCTTGTTCTATCGATGTTTTAGCTGAAGCAAAATAGTTTTTATATGCGTTAGTGGTTGTCATTAACTCTAACCCATACTGTTCAGAAATACGAATTAAAAATTCTTTATTTTTAGCATAAACAGCCTCCGTTTCAGAAAGCATTTTTAAAGCAATCTCCTGACCTTGAATTTGCTTTGTGGTTTCATATATTGATTTACCTAACGTAACTAATCCGGTTAGCCCTCCAATAATTCCGAAAGCACCCATTAAATTACTTATTCCTGAAAGCGCAGATCGGTAGTTACCTACATTTCTTGTAAAATCTCTTACAGCAGAGTCGGCTCGTCGAATTCTTCTATCTAAAGCGTCGAATTCTCTCTGAGCCTGCCTAATTTGCCTGTTTGAAGCATTCCCAGCAGCAATTAAGTCTTGTAGTCTTTTTTTAGCTTCCGTTCTTTGTTTATTCAACCTTTGATAGGCCCCAATAAGCCCCATCCTTAACATTGTAGCTTCTCTTTCAGCTCTATTTGATAATTGCCGCTGAACTCTTTCTTCCATTGTTAGCGTGGTAGATCTTCGAGTCTGAGCCTGTACTGCGTTTTGTAGTCTTATTCTTTCAATATCAAGTCTAGCCTGTTCTCTTTGAACTCTAAGTCTCTCCTGTTCTGCTCTAGCAATTTCTCTCTGGTTAGTAATAGTACTTCTTGCCTGCATATCAGAAAGTCTCTGATTTTCTTGAGCTACTCTGGCAAGTTCTCTATCTACTGCTAATCTTGCCGCGCGTAGCTTTTGTATTTCCTTGTCTGCACTTGATGTCCTTTGGGCTTGCAAAATTGAAAGTCGGATATTTTCCTGTGCAACTTTTATAAGCTCCCTATCGGTTTTAAGCTTTTCGCGTTTAATTTTTTCAAGCTCTTTTTCAAGAGTTGCCATTTGTTTTAATTCGTTCAGAATCTTTTGATGAGCAATACTTTCTTCTTGCTTCGCTTTTCGGTAATCGTAATTATCTTGAGCTTTACGATAATCACCGGAAACTTTAAAAAGTATTTTAAACTGATCTATTAGAATTTTATTGGCATCAATTGCCTGGTCAACGTTCTTTTTGTAAACGGTACCAAAAGCCAAAGCTTCATCGGTAATGATTTCTTTTCTTGTAATTATACCTTCACCTGCAGCCATAACTATTTTATATTAAGTTTTTGCAATTGCTCTTCTTGAGCCTTAATCTTTGAGTTGGTTTGTTTTTTGTAGGCTAAGTATGTAGTACATGGTATTGTGTTGAAATCAAAAGACACGCTCAATATAGAACATATTGATGCTAACATATCATCAATGGTAGAATTGCTTGAGGCGTTTCCGTTATTTGATTTTCTTTGATCAAGCAACCTTTGAATTTTCGAATTGATTAAAAGTATTTTTTTGTCAATACGTTCAAGATCTTTATAGTAATATTCAGTTCGGTTTGTTCTGATTTTATGATTTATTTCTTTTTCAATTATTAATTTAATCTCATCATTGTATTCAAAGCGCAAAATATCAACTCCTAAAGTCAGAAGTTTTACCTTTGATTCCAAATGAGCAATTTCTTTTTCGAGTATGAATTCTTTGTCAAAATTATCTCCTTTATCAAGCATATTAAAATCATCTGACAGTGTATCAAATAATTCATTCAAATCAATATCACTCAAATCATTACTTGGATTTAAAAAAGCAATGTTACCTGTTTCCTGAATTTTGTAGAAGGTTTTGATTGGTAAAACATCTAATGTATCGTAAATCATAAATTGAGAGTATTTCTAATGTTCCTTAATAAAAAAGGGAGAATATCTTTATTGACAATCTCCCTTAATTTGTTATCAGTTAAGACAAATAAAGCGTCCGATTCCCAAGTGTCTAGTATATCATGTGTTTTAGGATCCTTTGAAAAAATTCTAAAAGCATCTCCTACAACTTCAAGGTAAAATCCTTTAAAAAAACTGCCTGTTTCTTGTGCTGTAAATGGTGTACCTGCTTTTTTAATATCTTTTCTTCTTCCTAATAAATATTGATTAGTGGTTATTGCTTCTGTAGCTTTTGAATACAAACCAATAGTTTTATTATACACATCTTTACCTTTTGATAATTGGCCCTTATTAGCATCTAAAATTTCTTTTTGAATTGTTTTAATTATACCAAAGAGAAACTTTTCAATATTATTTGGTTGTATCTGATTCGATGCCTTTAGGGCTTGCTTTAGAGTTGCCATTTCCTTTTATAGCTATTTTATAAGCTTCTTTTAATTCTGCTTCGCGTTGATCGGATGGAATATTTTTAAAAACATGAGTTGAAGCGAACTCTTTTTTAAAATCCGCAAAGGACTTATTATAGCCCTCTGCGAATGTTATTCCTTTGTAATTGTTCATTACGTTAAAGCAATTACAGATGGATCTGGAGTTTCGAAGTTCATATCTTCGATAGAAACCACTCCATTTAAGCTGATTGTATAACCTGCCGCAAAACCGGTACCTGTTACAGTATAAATTCCATCTGGATCTGCAGCTACAAAAGATACTGTTACTAACGCACCAGAAGCATCTCGTACCTCAACATTAGCAGCTAAAAATCCATGAACCAATTCATCACCTGAACCACAACCTGAAGAAATAGTAAATTTTATTTCTGTAGATGAAGCAGATACAATATCAATGAAAGCATCGAAAATTCCGTACAATTCAATGTAACTCCATTCTGGTCTTAAATCCGCTCCATTATCTTCGCGTTCATTGAAATCTTTGTAATTAACTGTAACAACAGCATTTTGAGGTAATTCAGCAGTCGCATCTTGTAATCTTCCAACATTCAAAGTAACAGTTTGTCCCTTTACTTTTCCATCAGCTGTCAATACTGCTTTTACTCCCGGATCAGTCGTGAATTCAAACGCCTGCATTTCCTGACCGTCAAATGACTTTAAAGCGTTATATGAACACAATCCTAAAATAGAACGGAATGTTCTAACCTTTTTAGCTGGTGTTGTTTCAAGACGTGTATTTTCACCTTCCCAATAAGCAGCTTCAGTATCTGCAATAGCATATTCTTCAGCATCGTATAATGGAAACAACTTTTTATCTTTTACTGCAGCATCCCATTTCGATTTATCTTTCGCATCAGCTATAGAATCAAAACTGAAACCTTTGACAGCAACGGCGTATCTAACCGTTTTCTTTAAAGTACATTGCTTTTTAGCACCTGTATTTTTATAACTTGTTTTTTTAGAGCCACACTCTACGTAAGGTCTGTTCATATTAACAATTATTAATGTTGTATTTTATTTTACCTGTGATTGAGAATATGTGCCAAGGCTGCATATCACTCAATTTAATTTTAGAAGTATCAAAATCATTTAAAGCACTCAAACCAATGGTTAAATCAAATAATTCGAATTGTGGCAACTGTATAAGAAGTTCCAGTACATCATGTTGCATTTCAATATCGTTTCTAACTTCATCACCTTTTAATTTTGAAAGGTTAAGAATAAAGATGATTGATAAATCAGTCTGCATCTGTAGAGTATTTTCAACGGTGTGTTTAAATGAATCCGAAAAGAAAACAGTACCCGATTTTAAATCATTAGTTAAAACCTCTTGATAATTTTTGGCGCCAGAGTAAATCTCTGGTACCAACTTTCCGTTATCTGATTTAGTTGGGTTTTTGTAAACTCTACCATGAAAATCAACATCAAGCCATTTAAGATTTTTTTCTAAATGCTTTTTGATTATCGATACTTCTCTGTCTAATCCGTAATTTACCATTCTGATCCTCCTATTATTTGTATTGGTTGTGGGAATATCTTTTTTTGAGCCTTTTTAATTGATGCATAGAATTTAGAATTTAAGCCTTGTGATATAGTAATCCCTTGCTCGTTCTTAACACCTTCCAATTCGATTTTAAGCATTTCAAAAGCTAATTTTGCATTGCGCTCAATGTAGTTTGATCTGCTTGAACTGATATAAGTTTCAATACACTTTATAGCTATTAAATAGCCTAAAGGTTCATCAAATAAAGATTGATACTTCTCTAATTTTTTATCATAGTCGAAATCAAAATCATAACAATGATGTTGATCAAGAATTTTATTCATTACTTCAATTGCTGCCTGTAAACGGATTTCTTTTAATAAACTATTGAAATCGGATTCTATAGTAAAGCTTTCTTCTACTGTGTAGTAAAGATTTACAACATTTGCAAGTTGATGGAATGAATTAACGCGTCTGCCAGAAGTAGCAATAAGGTTTTCCGCATTAATTGTAATGGGAAATAAAGAGCTGGTCGGGTAATCCCAACCAACTCTTTTACTGATTAATATTTTGCTACTTTCAGAATACATTATGCTGCTGGTGTGATATTAGCTTCGAAAACAGTAATCTGTTCTTCGTTGAACTTGTTGATCGCTTCAGCTAACTTCGCATCAGTTGTTGAAGTTGTTACTTTAGATTGTGGATTTACAATCTTAATTGCAGCAACTACAGAAGCTTTTGTATAAGCAGTTCCATTATAAGAGAAATTAGCATCACCCTCGGTTTGGGCATCCTCTACGTTAGATATTTTACTATCTAATAAATAGATGCCAGAAGCGTTATCAATTACTGGCAAACACAATGCTTGAGAAGAAGTAAATTCGCTGAAAGGCTCGTTAGTGTGCCATTTCTTTACAAGAATGTATTCAACTTTCTCATACATAATTGCAGCATCTCTACGCGTATCTTCAGCTAAAATACCATAGACTAAACGACCAACATTTTCAGAAGGTAAAAAAGTTACTATACCTGAAGCCCATGGAGAGTGTATTGTCTGAACTCCATTCTTTTCTGTTTTGACTTGACGATCAACTACAATTAACTTTAAACCAAATTTTCTTTTAAAGAATGTGACCAACTGCTCATCATCTAAAGATGGAACGTTCGCGCCAACTGTTGCGATTCCGCTATTGAATGCATAATTGTTTTTAATCTGATCATTCTCTGCAATAAAACTTGCTGTAGCATCATCCATCATTATAACGCCAAGGTTTTTTCCTTTTGCTCTAGCCGCTTTGATAATAGATTTAATATCATCTACAATTTTTGCAGATACATCGCTCCATGCTTTAGTTGCGTTGTATTTATTTGAATCTTTAAATCCAAAATCAACACGAATACCTAAACCTACGTTTTCAGAATCTTCTACTAAAGTTTGACCAGTCGATAATGCTTCTAAAAACATTGATTCGTTACGTTCGTAAATACCAAACACAACTTTCTTCACTTGACTAAATACCTTTTTAACGATCTCAATAATTGAAACGCCTTTTGCTTTCATCGTATCAATATCTGATAACTGTTTTTCAGTTAACTTCATTTTCATACCTGCCTTTGGAATTTCACCAGTAGCGGTTGAGATAGAGTCTTGACGTTTTAATGGTAATTCAGAATCCATTGCAACAACATCTGCCGCAACGATTGAACCGTCTACCGATGAACTCCCCCATTTTAAATCCGTAGATAATTCCTGTGTAAGCATTTCCTTGTGCAAATACTTCATTGGTTGAGATTCGTCTTTTCCGTTGACAGTTACCTCTAATTTTTTAGCGATGGCACTATACCATGCGGCTAAGAATACAAATAATGACTTTTTCATTTATACTATTCTTGAATGAAACGAATTAATACTCCTAAACCTGTTTTAATACCTGTTGTTAAAGGGTATGGCGAAGCGACTTCGTTTACTGTTCCTCTAACACAGATACCCACGAAAGGCTTCTTTGTTTCTACTGTTGAAATTACAACCCCAACATAAGAATGTCCTCCTGGCAATGCAGCATAAGCATCCATAGCTACATTAACTGGCATTGGTTTGTGATTTCCTGTTGCATCTTCTTTGATAACAACAGACCCAGCTTTTATCACTTCCGGTGTATAACCAGTGGTATCTAATGTTCGTCCACCAATTACTGTTTCGAAAACACGCGGTACAACTATTGTATCGTTTCCGGTGTCGAAACTCTTTTTTTCATCATTTAATGAAGCTACTACTCCCATGTGATTTGATTTTAAGATTTACAAATTGCTCATAACAGCACTTATTTCTGCATCCGAAACCGCTGTTTTACCCTCTGTTCCGCTAAAAGTGCCGCCAGCTAAATCACTTGAATCAGCAAACGACTGTTTAAGTTCTGTGTATTCTGTTTCCAATCCAGCTACTTCAGCAGCTAAATCTTCAGATTCTAAATTCACACGTTTTAACCAGGATTGCTTTTGATTTTCCGTAAGTCCTTTCAATATTTCAGATTTAGAGAATAAATCTGCAACGGTATTGGCTTTTGAGTCAGTGATTTTACCTTTTTCTAATGCATCAACCTTAATTAATAAAGCTTTTGCCCATTCAGGTGTATCATCTTTTGGTGGGTCATTCTTTGGGTCATCTTTTGGAGGATTGCCGCCTTCTTCACCTTTTTTCTGATTTGCTTCAAGTGTTCTTACTCTATCGTCCTCTTTAGCTAATGCATCAAAGTCCATAAAGTCGTTTGCTTGATTCACAATCTCATCAATTGCCGCATCGTCTGCATCGTCTGATACTTTAGATTCAAGTTTAGCCGTAATTGCGTCTATCCTTTTAGTTGATAAGTTAGCCTTAGGGAAAAGTGCCTTAAGTCTACCTGCTATCTTTGCTCTTTTGTTCATGATACTGTTATTAAGTTTTATTTAATGTTCAGTATCTAATTTAGTTAGGCGAGTTGGTAGAATAAAATATTTGGGTATAGAGTTATTGACATTGTAGAATGGCAATAAAAAAACCGATCGGGTTGATCGGTTTAGAATTTTTATACATTATTACTTATCTTCATTTTTTTTTGTGGAAATAATTTGTGGAAAATTTAAACCAGTCGAATTCCAGTCTTTATTCTGTGAAATTACAATTGGATCTTGTGTGTTATAAAGTGTATTAGGTAATTTAAAGTTGTCTACAAAATTACTACTGCCAGGTACAATTACACTATTTAAAATTGAATCATAACTATTTATACCATTTGACCAAACCTTGAATAATTCATTGTCTTGCCTAAATGGCTTTATATCTGTCCATTTTAATTCACTAATGTCTACCTTTAATGATTCTTTAACTGACTTATCTAAATTCAATTTGTCAATTTTAGCTTCCAGATCTCTTATTATTTTTTCTTTTTCTGAAATAGCTTGATTAAATTTCATTTCATTTTGAACATCTCTTTCTTTTAAATTCATAATAAATGTTCCCATTTCATCAGCCCCTCCAGCTAATCTATTAAGAATTAATAGATATTGATTAAACATTTGATTGTCCATATCATATGGATATCTAATAGTATGATCAATTTCACTCCATGCTTCTTCAAATATCGTTCGTACTTGTATTTCGCAGTAGTACTTTTCCTTCGCTGGAGATGTTTCGACAATATAATGTATAGATCTATATCCAAATGGATGTTGCTTTAGTTTAAATTGAGGATTTTTAAATTGCTTAAAAATATCAATAGAATCGCCTTCTCTATAATTTAATGTAGGGTCTTCATTCAGGTTCCAAGTTTCCAATATTGTATTATGGATATTAGTCCAATCATTTTTAAATAAATGCAACGCTCTAATTCCTACTAAATCAGTTATCTCAGATTTATAATTTTTTAAAGTAACTTTCCACTGAGGTTCTTTAATTTTTTTCCTTATTATCTTAGCGACTAAATGTTCCGCATCCTTTACCCTATATCTAACTGAATGCACGTTCTCAGTTTTCATAAGGACATTAAAGATTGTTGTTGCGGCAATTTCTAATTTTGGTATTTGCAACAAATAATCATTATAAATCGATTCTAAAAGTTTCCAAGTAAGCTTTGTTGATCTGAATTTTGTTTTAGAAATATTATATTTATCAAGTAGGTCTTGACCTTTCATAAAATGCTCCATTGACATTAGTTTTAATCAAATATAACAAAAAAAAACATCCATAAGGATGCTTTAAACTAAGGTTAGCAGAAACCTGCTTAATTGCCGATTTATTTTAAAGTTGTCGAATTCGACAGGTTTTGTTCTTTCTCTATTTTAGTAATCTCCCCTTCCTTATCTTCAACCATATCCAAGAAATCAACAGCAGTTTCTTTACTCATTACACCGCCATTAACTGCGCTTGTAGCAATTTCAACAGCTTCTTTTAAATCACTTGGAAGAATTGAATTGAATTGCACAGAAACTAAAAGCGATTGCTTAGATAACTTAGTTTCGACTGTATTTTTAATACCAGATGCAATAATATTTAAACAGCGCTCGATCATTGTTCGGTTTTCACCTTCGTTCATTTTTGCTTTAATGATTGCATCAAGGAACATTAATTTTAAAGCTACGCCACTCATTGCGCCTAATCCTTTTAGGTTTTCAAAAGCGATGTCAGGTGTTGAACTCATAGAATGAATTAAAGAGTAAAGCTTATCAAGTTCCAATTTAACCGTTTCTGCCGCATTATTAGCTGTTAGGAATTCAGCATCACCGTGAATTGTTTTGCCACTTGCATCATCAACCTCTTTCATAGGGAAACGAAGTGTTTTGCCATCATCGTTGCGATCAGGCATCGATACTAATTCACCATAAAGTTTTAATAGAGGATATCCAGCATAATCATTTGAACCTCCTAACTTAGATAACGCAACTTCAATCCGATCTATTATAGTTTTTACATCTTCATGCTCTGGATAATCCTGTTGTGTATACATAACCGGTATACGGTCAAAACCGTGCAGCTTTCGAGAAGTAATTGAATAAACATTGTTAATAGAATTGTCTAAATCAATACGTTCTTTATCGGTGTAAATCCAAATGTTATCAATTTCTGATTGGCTTACGCTTTTAGTAGTAAATCGCCAAACAAACATATCCATATTACCGTACTGATCAAAAATCGGGTACATCCTACCCTCTTTATTTGTCTTTACAGTAGATTTTATTCTTTTCTTTTGGGTGGTAAATAACTTAGTAATCCAAGTTTTATCAGTTGGAACATCTTCAATATGAAATATGATACAGCTTTCAAGTTCTGACTTCTTTTTCTTCAAGGCTTCTTGAAGTTTAGAGTCCATTCTGTTAAGCTTCCAAGTGCTTTTTACAGAGTTGTATAAATCATTCTTTTCATCGGCAATCAATGTAACCGGTTCGCCTAATTCAAAAGCAACAGCAGTATTTACAATCTTTTTAGCGAAGGGAATAGATAAACGGATAGCTGAAACTGATTTGGCTTTTTCACCCGTCCCAACAATTTTATCCTTTTGGATTTTACCAACCTGCGATTCTCGTAAATCCCTTTCGTTATTATTGTACTCTTTGTTTAAATACTCCCAAGTGTAAGACTCTAAACGATGCTTTTTGTTTTGTTCAATTGCACCTATTGCCTTTTGAACATCCGTTTTTAATAACTCTAAAATATCCATATCCTTAATGCTAATAATCAATACCTAATTCGTTCAAGGATTCTGTAGTTTGGTGTAGGGTAAGTGGGTTATTAAATGCCATGTGAGCGTATCTTCCTGAATCCCACATGTGGTTATATTTATCTATTGGTTGATTTATTGGTATTCCGTTAACTTCTTTAAATCGGTAGTTTTGCTGCTCAATCTTCACAAACTTTCCTAATTTTTCATTTCTAATAACTAAATGAACTTTTTTCTTTTTCATCGATGCAATCCAATAAACAACACCTTTGTTTTTTGATACCTTTTTAATTTCGTATCCTTTCTTTTTTAACGAACGGACCATTTCGACGGTGCCCTTGTTTTCACCGGTGTATTTATCAGATGAATCGGCTGTAATCGGGATATTTTTTTCAACTTTCAAACTAACTAATGCTGTATCTAAATCATCTGGATGATCTATTGGTTCGTAAAGCAATAATTCAATCCAGATATTATGATCATCTTCACCAAATCGGGTTAAAGCGGTTGGATCGTTTGTGAAACCAAAATCCAATCCATAGGTCCAAGCGATATCTTCTGGCCACTCTGTAACATACTCAACATTTGCGAAAATTACGCCGGTCATAGCACCACGTAATCCTAAACCATATACCTTCCAATAGAATTCATTCGCAGTACCTTGTTTTGTGTTCTTCGGATGCGGCGGTGGTTGGTTATCATCTGATATCGGCTCTACCTTTCCGGTTTTCTTATTAAAGCATTTGATAATATCATCTTCAACAAAATAAGAACCAGGCAACCAAGGTTCCGAATTTAATATCTCAATCTTTTGTCCGATCGGTATATGTGGGTTTCCTCTGAATGTTGATCGTAAATGCCCTACATCATCGCGGGTAATAACTTCATTAAATATCCAATGTTCAGTTACAGATGGATTAAAATCCGATATCCAAAACTTATTACAACGCATTGTAAGGTTTTTGAATACTGCCTGATCAATGGTAAGAACTTCATTAAAATATAAATAGTCAGATGTTGCACCGTGTACCTTACTAGGTTGATCGGCTCCCATGAAATTTATTTGATTGCGGCCGATGTAAAACGATTGAACATCTTTAGCGTTTTCAAATGGATTAGGTAAGCCAAATTCACGCAATATCTTTTTAAAATCTAAGTACAACGTCGTTTTAAATTCGTTGTATGTTTCCCTAACAATATTTATAACACAAGTTTCTTCAACATGTAAACAGATGTATAAAATGAAGTAAAGGCTTGAATAAGTTTTCCCACTTCTTGCGCCTCCTTCTAAAACAACACCTTTGGAACCTGCTGCTAATTCTTCATTTACATATTTTTGATCTTCAAACTGCTTTTTTAAAAAACGATAGTTATCATTAACTTCCTTTGGTAAAATGTTCAACTCCTCAATTTTGATAAGCTGCTCCAATTCTATTATTTCAGTATCGGTTAACATCACCCTTTAAGTTTGCTTTTTAACTGCTCTAGTCGGCTTTGGCGATCTTCTTCTTTGAAAATGTTTATTGTTTTTTGTTTGTTGTCTTTTTCGTAACCTCCTAAATGCTTCATTAGCTTATCTACAGATGAAAGCTTATCGTAATGTTTTACTTTCTTGGTAACAATATTTCCAAATGAGATACCTTCTTCACCAACACCCATTGATGGCAAACCCTCTTCCACTTCATAGGACTGAATGCACATTCTAACCCTTTTAGGCATTTTATGAATAGGAAGTAAACTACCTTCTTCATCATACATTTCAGCTGGATCAAATCGAATTATGTCTGCAAGTACAATCAGAACTTCATCTAATGTTGCTTTGTTACGATCGATGGCATCTTGCTGTAATTCTTTTATCCTTATGGCTACCTTATGGTCAACAGATAGCTTTGAAGCCATTGCATGAATGGTTTCAGGCTTCATTTAGAACAAGAATAAACCTCTCTATAAGCAGCAGATTTATCACCTAAGCGCATATACGCCTGGCAAAAAGCTTCCTGTTTAATTGTGAGAGGTCTATTACTCATTACTAACCTTAAAATTACATTATGAAATCAATACGTATCTAAAGTAAATTAACGGTTTGTGAGTAAGAAGAAAATGCCAATTGAGTTATTGACTTTGTTTTTATCGTTTTCCTGAAGTCGGGAGATGGTATTTTATAAATAAAAAAAGCGGGAACCACCCCGCTTTTAGCTTAACCTACTATTCACCACTTATCCTTGATTGTTAATGAATGAGTCAAAAGTAATAGTAATATTTTCTAATTATAAAATTTTAAGATATAAGTTATTGACATTATTATTTAAAAACTAAATCTAAAATCTTTTGATGTTCTCTGTCCTGTACTTCATAGTTTAAAGCTCCTTGGTAGCCGAACGTGACACCTTTAGGCGCGTGCCCTTGTAATTTCATAATAACAAAATCATTAATCAAGAGGTTACCGGCTAATGTTCTAAAAAGGTATCTGGTTGATTTAGTTGTAATTTTATTCTCGGTTTTAATTATTCGGGCAAGTTTAAGATAAGTATTAGTATTTAAAGAAACCTGATATTTACGATACAAATCATCATCAATGCGCGGGTCTGGTATAAATGAAAATATACGTTTTGAATTTTTATCACCGTAGGTTTTTATAAATTCAATCGCGAAATCATTTAGTTTATTATCCTCCTCTTCCCCTTCCGTCGGTTTGTATCGGTTTTTAAAACGTTTAAATTTAATTCTATTATTCTTTATATTGGTCCATTCTAAAACAGACATATCAATTAGATCATGACCACCAATAGCGAATTGAAACAACAGTAGACCGGCTATTGAAACTGTTTTTAATTTATCACCCTTTTTTACATCGCTTTCTTCGACGGTTAAAAGGTGTTTTAAATCTTGAATAGATAATTCAGATGCTTTCTTTTCCTTTTTAAAAACTCTTAATCTTAGAAATGGATTTTCTGGTTTTATATTTAAGCTTTCACGCGTCTGCGCTTCTTTATAAATTGCTTTAATAAGAGAAATGTATGTATAGATGCTAGTGTCTTTCAACCCGCGACCCTTACCGTATAAATCAAAATTATTTATCCATTCCTTTGTGATTGAATTTAGTGGTATGTCTTCGGATGTTATGAACTGTAAAACTCGCTTTAAAGTTAACTCGTGACTTCTTGTTGGCTTACCCATCACTTTTCTTTCGGCGATCAAAGTATTGCCAAATTCTATAAGCCCAATTTCTCTAATACTGCTTTTTTGCTTTTTGAGTAATTCCAACCTTTTTTCTAAAACCTGAATTTCAATGTCTATGTTGTCAATAGGAATGCCGTTAGAAATAACTTCAATTGATTCAAGAAGACTTAAAAAATTGTCATTGCAATATTTAACCTGTTCAGACAAATCAAGTTCTCTTCTTTTCAAATTCGAAGTTAAATGAAGCTGTTCTTTATCCTGATAAATATTTAGTTTTATGTAATGTCTACTCTTTAAATTTCCTTTAGCAGCATTATTATCATATATTCTAATTTTTACAGGATATCCATTTTTTGCTTTTCTTCTTTTGTCTAAAATTATATCTGCATTAATCAT